CGTCGAGCCGACGGAGATGGTCGCCGCGTCGCCCGGAAGCCCCTGCGGGCCGGGAAGGCCGGCCGCCAGCGTGATCGTGGCGGGGGACGGCGTCGAGGCCCCGATGGAGGCCGACTCTAGCATCTGGACGATGAGGGCCATCTAGGGGTCAGGAGTTGGGCGTGATGTTGGTGATGATGTCGTAGACGACCGTCTCGGTGTAAAAAACCGACCCGGTGCCGTAGGCGAAGCGGATGTCGAGGTAGGCCGTCCCTTTGTTCCATTGGGACGAGTCGCCCGGGTAGATGAAGGAGAAGGTCGTCGAGGAGGTCTTGGTGACGGTCAGATCGTAGAGCTTTGCGCCAGCCGTGAGGATGGCAGCCGAGAGGGTCACGCCGTCGAGGTTGGCGGGGGCCGAGGGGGAGTCCTGGACATAGGTGCAGTTAGCCCCGAAGGACGTCCCGCGCTTGAAGGTGATGACCGTCGTCGCCATGAGGTGACGCGGCAGTCAAAAAGGGGGGTTTAGGACACCCAGACGATGTCGGTGCAGTCCGCAGGGTTGCCGTCCTTGGTGGATCCTGACCATGCGCCGTTCCATGCGTCCTGCTCGGTCTGGAAGTCGGTCGGTGGAGGGTCGACGTCGTAGACGTGCGGGCCAGCGTTGTCCAGGTCTTGAGATAGCGTCACCGGGCCGTAAAGGTATTGAGTGATGCTCCAAGCCGACCCACCCCACGCCAAGGTCGCCACAAGGTAGCGCTGGCAGTTGTAATTCTTGAGGCGGTCGAACTGATAGAAGGGCGAGTAGATCAGAGACCCATCGACCGTCAGGCCGTTGGAGAAAACACTTTCCCAACCCCGGCCCATGTAGCCCGAGCGGAAGGGTCGGGTCTTGGCGGCGGCGTCGGAGCCGTTGGCGATGACCGCAAGCGAGACGGCCCCGCCAAAGAAGGCGGAGTCTTGGTTGCCGATGATGTAGACCCCATAGGTCTGCTCACGGTCTAGCGTGACGTAGCCGCCGCCGTTGACCCAAGGAAGGGCGGGGTTGACGTCGGAGGTCAGGGATCCGGTCGGGTAGACCCAGAGTTTCTTGGCGTGGCCTTGCAGGGGCGTCGAGTCGTGGGCAGACGAGGTGAATGGGGCGTAGCTCCAAAGGATGTCCCCCTTGGCGATGCGTAGGCCGTCGACGAAGCCGCTTTCGGTCGGCAGGGACTCGACGACGCACTCAAACTGCTGGACGACGCGGGGCGGGACGTAGTCGGGCCAAGTGATGGAGCCGACGACCCGCTGGGAAACGTCGAAGTCAGAGGAGATGCCGTTCCAGACCGCATCGGCGACGCGGAGGCCCTGAACGGTGTAAGGCCCGGTCGGGGGAGTGATGCCAGCGGGCAGGGTGACAGGGCTTCCGTCCACCAGCGTCGAGGAGCCGGAGACGTAGATGTAGAAGTCCGTCACGGCGCCGCCAGCGGAGATCACCTTGAAAGCGTAGACGTAGGCCGACACCCCCGCGAGCTCGACGTAGCCGTCGTCGGAGGCCCAAGGGCTGTTGACATCCATCCCCGCCACCGTGATCCCGAAGGCCGGGTCGGTCGTGATGACGTCGGCCCGCTTCTCAAGGGGCTTCTGGTCGGTCGAGGGGGAGGGGTTCCAGATGTTGCCACCCCTGCCGACCTTCAAGACCTTGGTGGGGGTGTCGCCGATGGTCATCGTCTTGACCGCCGTCTCGTAGTGGTTGACGTATTCGGTCCCGGCGGTCCCAAGATTGGGCCAAGTGATGGAGCCGAGGATGAACTGCTGGACGATAGGATTAAATGGGACGACGACCGTGGCTGTCCCTACCAAAAGCCCTTTGAAGTCGTAGTCGATGCCGACAGGCGGCATGATGCCGGTTGGGACGGGTGGAGGGCAGGACCCCAGCAGGGCCGCGGAGGTCGAGACGTAGGCGTAGAAGGTCGAGCCGACGGAGGTCTCTAGCTTGAAGGCGTAGACGTAATAAGTGACGCCCTGCTCGATGACGATGTGACCGTCGTTTGCCGCCCAAGGGCTGTTAGGGTTTGCCCCAGGGACCACGGTGAGGGTTCCGTCGGTGACGATCTGGACATTGAGGAGCTCGGTCGGGCACTCCGACGCGCTGGGTCGCCAGATGTTGCCGCCCTTCGCCACCTTGAGCGCCGCCCCCAGGATGCCGCCGCCTGTGTCGTAAAGGACGACTCCGATTTCCCAATGATCCACCTTCTCTCCGTCAAAATTGATGTTGAGGGCGAGGTTGATGAAGGGCTGCTGGTCGGTCTCGGAGGTCGTGATGATGGTCCCGCCGGACCCGAAGGAGATGTTTGGACCGGCCCCGAGGTAGGGCTGGGTTATGGTCGTCGAAAGGCCGTTGATGATGTCGTTGAGTTGCGACGCCGAGATGACATCCCCGGACGCAAACCGACCGACGAATTGGTTGCCGTTCCCGCCTGTTCCCTGGATGCTCATCCAAAGATGCTCTCCGCTTGTCCGTAGATGTCAGGGTCCCATCCGAGCAGACCGCCATACATAAGGTCGTAAGTGACCTTGACGATGGGGGCCTCGGTGTCCTCGGGGGTGCCGATGGGCTCGATGTTGGCAGCCGTGACCATCCAGCGGGAGCCGTAGACAACGCCGTAGACGATCCACGGCTTGATGAGGGTCTGGGCGTCCCCGCTTTGAAGATAACGACCGATGGAGGCCGAGAGCTTCTCGGCGGCCCCAGCGGCGGTCGTGTTGAAATACATCGTCCCGCGGACCGTAGTCATCGGCTTGAGGTATTGGCGCACCCCGGCCTTGCGATTGACAACGGTGGCGTCGGTCGAGACGGCGAAACCTTTGAATTGGTATTGGACGACCCCGGTGGTCGCGTCGGCGGTCGGGGCGAAGATGGCGTCGTTGAAGCGGGCCGATGGGACGCCAGCGAGGACGTTGGATGAGATGCTGGAGTCTTGGATTTTGGTGAAGTTGGGGTGCGTCTCGATGGGCTGGGCCGACGTGTTGACAACGCCTTGGATGTGCGGGTCGGTGTAGCCGGACTCCCTGGCGATGCCGATGTAGTCAACCGCCATCATAGAAACGCCGCCCTTCTGGGAGGTGATGCGGTAGCGGTAGGAGCGCATCGTGAACCCTAGGTTGTCGGGGTAGTCCTTGCCGGTCTTGTAGTCGGCGAGGATGTAGGTCAGCGTCGTCGGGGCCGAGTCGACGGCGAAGGTCAGTTGGGCTTGCGCGAGGCCGTAGGCATCGACCTCGATTTGCCCGGTCGGTTGCCTAATGGCAAACTCCAGGTTGTTGCCGTAATCTACGCGGGTTTCTGCCATAAGTTATTTGCCAGCCCGGGCGACGGGTGCGACGTCGTGGGCGGTCTCCTTGGGTTTGGTGTTCTCGGCGATCTGGCGGGTCGTCTCCAGCATGTCGGCCTGATAGGTGCCCGACAGGACGGAGGCCACGTCGCCGCCACCGATGGCTTGAAGGGATGACGCGGAGAGGACTCCGGCGAGCTCCGGTCCCTTGGGCTTCTCCTTGTCGCGCTCGGCGACGTATTCGTCGGAGATGTCCTTGAACGCCTTTTGGACTTTCTTGTCGACGCCCTCCCCGCTGAAGATGGACGACATCTCCTCGGCGTTGATGCCGTATTTCTCGCGGTATTTCTTGGCGAGACGCTGGGCGGCGGCCTCGAAAGCGGTCTTGTCGCCGAACTCGTCGCTGTATTTGTCGGGGGCGTTCCGCTTCATCTTTTTGACCTCGGCGACCTCGACGTCGTAATCGGAGCGGACGTCCTGCGCCCCTGCGGCGGCGGCGGTGGTTCGCTTGACCTGTTCCGCGTAGCGCTCAAGGGCCTTGAGTTTCTTCTCGATGGCTGCGGCCCCCAGGATTTCGGCCCGGGTCTGCTCGTTGACGCTGGCGGTCTGCTCCTCGATGGCCTGACGGCCCTGCTTGATGATGGGGATCATGCCCTCGCCGAACCGACCGAACACGGCGACGGCGCTGGCCCTGGTCTTGACGTCGTTGCCGAACTTGTCCCAGCCGTCGGCGAGAGCCAGAAGGGCCTCGGTGGCGGTGTAGGTGCCTTTTTGAAGACGGTCGGCGTCCATGCCGAAGGACGTGAACATATCCCGCGTCGACTTGCTGGTCTGGGCCTTCGCGAGTTGCTTGTTGGCCTCGGTCAAGGCCCGCCCGACGATGTCCATCGAGACCCCGGCCTCCTTGCCGGAATAGGCGAGCTTCTGGAACTCGGCAGAGGATTGCCCGGTCCTGGTCATCGCAAGGTTGAGATCGTGCAAGTAGGAGATGCCCTCCTTGAAGCCCTCCCAGATTTTCGACGCGATGCTGGTGATTGTGAAGAAGCCAGCGATGGCAGTCCCGATGCCAACGACCTGATTGGTCAGGGATGATGCGATGGTCGTCCCGGCCTTCTGGGCGGCGCTGCTGGCCCCTTTGGAGAGGTCGGAGAAATCGCCGCCGAACTTTACTTTGACGTCGTCAGCCATTGGTCAGTTGGAGCGAGGGTTGGGGGTTTGTTCGGCCTTGGCGGCCTCCGCTTCCTTGGCCTTGTAGAGCTCCATCGCATCCCATTCCTCGTCGGTGATGATTTCGACCTTGGCGCCTTCGGCCTTGCAGTTTGCGAAGTAAAGCCAGACGGCCTCGGCCTCGGGCATCGTCCACGCCTTCTCGATGTCGCAGCCGTTGCGGACAAGCGAGGCGATGATGGTCAATTGCCAGGGGATAGCGGACTCGGCCCGTTTCTCGTTTTTGGACCAGCACCGAGGCCAAAGGGATTGTGCCTCAAAATAGGTCACGAGCTTGGCGATTTCCTCGATGAAGCGATTGGGTCGGGCGTTGTAGTAGGCGATGCGGAATTGCTCGGATACCGACAAGGGGCGACGGACCGAGTCCATGTCATGCGTCGAAAGGACGCGGACAGCCAAGATGAGGTCGGTCGGGCCGATAGTCTTGGCGGTGTCGACGGCGGGGGAGCCCAGGGCCTCAAGGGCGACCCGGTGACGAAGGCAGAAAGGCAAAAGGCGAACCCCCGCGACCTTGAGGGTCGGAGGGAGTATGGTCGCCGCCTTAATCCACCTTTTCGTCATGGTGGGGAACCCCTTTGGGGGTTTAGGCGATTTCCTGATACTTGACGGCCTTGACGGTGATCTTGCGGAAGGCGTTGTTCGTGCCGCTATCATCAACGGTCTTGATGATGTAGGTCACGCCGTCGTAGGTGATTTGGTCGCCGACGAGCGGGGCGGTGGCGCCGGTCTTGAGGATGCCCGAAAGGGTGATGTCAATCTGGCGGTCGTCGACGCGGTCGGTGATGATGCGACCTTCCTCGTCGGTGACGGTGACGTCGATGTTGAGCTTATCGTTGTAGTCCTCGGCGTTCAGGGTGACGAAGTCGACCGTGGAATAGATGCCGAAAACGTGGTTGACGCCGTAAGTCTGGGGAAGGGCCATAGCGGGAAGTTATGAAATGACGCGGCAGTCAATCAGGACGCCGGGGGGTAGACGGCGAACAGGGTGTAGGAGATGAGGTTGCCCCAGCGGCGGTCGGCGACCCCCTCCTCATCGGAGGCGAACCAACCGTGGTAAAGTTGCCCCTGCGTCCAAGCGGCCTTGAGGCCCGGGAGGTCCTGCATGATGGCCTGGACGGCCTCGACGCGCTGGCGGTGTTCCGCAAGGGTGGAGTCGTCCGCGGAGGAATACACGTAGATCTTGAACGTCAGCTCAAAGTTGCCGAGGGGGTAGCCGCCAAGGTCGGAGGCGGGGCGGGCCGACTCGGCGTGAAGGATGATGATGGGGACCGAGCGGATCTCGTCGGTCTGGCCCGCGTGGAGCTGGACGCCGGGGAGGTCGGCGGCGAACTGCGAGAAGCGGGCGAGGACGGACTGCTCGGCGATGGAGCGGATGGCGAGGGGGGTAGGCATAAGGGGATTAACGGAAACCACCAGAGGAGCCGCCAATGACACCCTTGGCGGTTGCCAGCCAAAGCGGGGTCTTTTCCTTGTTTAGTTTGGCAGCCATGCGGACGCGCATCGCGAAGGCCCGGTGGTTGAGGGCCATGCGGAGGTTGGACTCGTTGTTGAGTTTGTTGCCGATGAGGTTGCCGACCGTGATGGCGGGCATCTTGGGGGCCAAGGTCTGGTCCTCGGCGATGGCGTTGGTCGCGGCCTCCGCGATCTGGGCCCAGCCGGGAAAGGTCTCCTTGGCCCCGATGCGTCGGGCGGCGTGGTAGTAAGCGGACTTTAGGAAGCCGACCTGTTTCTGCTTTTCCCTCATGTAGCGCTTGAGGTCGGACTCCTTCTCGACGATGGCGAAGGGCTCCTTTGATTTGCGGGCCGAGGGCTTGAGGCCACCGCGACCTCCATCGAGGCGCAGGGAGGTGTGGATTGACCGCATCCTGCCAACGTCCCCGGCCCCGATGAACTCGACCTTCTTGCCGCCTCCGTATCGGGCGACAAATGGCTCCCAGCGCATCTTTTTGGTGGACTCGGTGCCGTTGCGGCGGTTCCAGAGCTTGAACACGGCGGGAGAGCCAAGGGAGGCCACTTGCTCCTTGGTTGCCGTCTTGAGGGGTCGGAAGATGGTGTAGAGGGACCGCTGGACGTTCTCGATGCCGACCTTCTTGGATGCCCCGGTGGCCCCTTGGGATGGGCTGGTGAAGGGCCGGGTGTATTTGACCATGTCCTGACAGAACAGGCCCGCCTGTTCGCGGACGACCTCCCCCATCGACTTGCCCATCACCAGGGAGAAGTCGTGGAGGTGGGCGAGGAAGGCGGCGTCGTCGACCTCGACGCCCTTGGCGACCTTAATCGCCATATGGTCAGGCGGGGCCCGCCTTGGTCTGGACGCGGACAATGACCCAAGCCGAGTTTGTCCTGGGGTTGATGGCGACGATGCGGAACGCCTTGCCAACGTAGTCGATGAGGTTGCCGACGACCACGACGCCCGGGTGCAGGGCGATGTCGTCGACGTGGAACTTCACCTCGTAGGAGGCCGAGTCGAGGAAACCGCCGGTCTCCATGTCCTGCTGGATCATCGGGGCCCCGAGGAGGACGTTGAAGGACGTGGTCGGCCCGCTGGCGTGGCGAACCGTTACCGCCTTGGGGATTTCCCCGAGGATGGCCTTGGCGTCAGCCCGCCATTCGTCTTGGATTGACCCCATGAAGTGACGCGGCAGTCAAAAAAAAGACCCCCATCGCTGGGGGCCTTTGACCGACCGCCTTTTGGGCGGTTTAGAGGTCGGAGATGACGACGCGGAGGGCGGCGTCCGGGTTGCCGACAGCGGAGCCGGTGATCCAGGAAGCCGAGATGTTGGTCGTGCCCTTGGACCAATCATACCATTGACGAAGGGCGAACGCGAATTTGCTGTCCTCGTCCTGGACGGTGATCTGCTCGCCGCCGCCGGTGGTCGGGGCAGCCGGGACGCGGGTGACGACCACGTGGCCTTCGCGGCAGGAAAGGATGCCGTTGAGGTGTTCCGTGGCGGTCGTGCCGGAGGCCGGGAAGCCGTTGTATTCGTAGATGTCGATGGAGTGCAGACGACCGACCTTGCCGTCGCGGATGACGGAGGTGTCACCGATGGACAGATACTGCGCGACGGACGGGTCGGCGAGGAGCTGACCGAAGGCGTCGGGCGTGAGCAGCATCGAGCGACCGTCGAAGGGCAGGTTCGCCTTGGTCGCGGCCTGATTGGCGCCGGCGACCGCGATGCGGTTGAAGTTGGCCTTCGTGCCGGAGTAGGCGACGCCCGCGAAGTTGGCGGCGGTCGTCTTGCTGATGACGGAGTCGAACAGCGACTTCACCGTGGCGTTAGCCATCGGGGCGATGAACACGCGGCGAAGCATATCCAGGCTGATGGTGGCGACTTCGGTGTCGGTGAACGCGGCGCTGACGTAGTTGTGGTCGGCGAGCGTGATGGCGACGTCGGTCGCCGAGGCCGAGGACGGAACAAAGCCGGTGGACGGATCGTAGGTCGAGGCCGTGAACTTGTTGGCGAAGCGGGTGTGGACGACCTGACCCTTCTCGGCGACGTAGGCGCCGAAGTCGGTGGTCACGATCTTGTTGAGGGGGGCGAGGACCGGGACGAGGGTGCGGAGGGTTTCCGACGCCACGAACTGCGGGGCCATGCCCTGATTGAGAACGGAGTTGCTCATGTTAGGGAATTAGGGATTGGGGGGTTGAAAGGGGGATTACTTGATGCCGAGGTGCGCGATGATCGCGGCGCGGTTGGCGTTGTAGAACGCTTGCTTCTTCGCGGCGTCCTTCTCTGCCATGAACATTTCCCAGACCTCGGCGTTGGTCTTGGGTGCGTTGGCGGTCTCGGCGGGGTTGATTTCCACCGGGGCCGCGCCGACGGCGGCGACCATCTTTGCGGCGACCTTGCCGACGGACTCGATCTGCGAGACCGCCTGGGCCTTCTGGGCCTCGGAGGCCGCGAGGGCCTTGGTCAATTCCTCGACCTTGGCGGCGGCGTCGATGGAGGCAGCCGAGGCCGCGTGGGCGGCGGCGAGCTCGTCGGCGAGGTTCGCCTTCTCGGCGGTCAGGGTCTCGACCTTGGCGTTGAGGGCCGCGATTTCCTTCGACAGGGCCTCGGCCTCGGCAGACTTGCCGGTGAACTTGGCGGTGAGGGCCTTGAGCGTTTCTTCGAGCGTCATGGTCGGTTAATGAAATGACGCGGCAGTCAAGCGACCCCCTTGGAGCGGTTGCGCTTGGTGCCGTTGCGATCGTGCTTCTCGTCGGTGTCGATGGCGTCGTCGGAGTCGTCCTTTTCTTCCTCGGCCTTCTCCTTGCCTTCGTCGCCTTCGCCTTCCTTCTCGTCCTCGTCGGACTTGGGCTGGGCGGGAGCGCCTTCCTCGCCGTCCTCGTCCTTGGACTCGGCGCCTTCTTCGTCCTCGTCATCCTCGGACTTTGCCTCCTCCTCGCCTTCCTCCTTGTCGTCATCTTCGCCCATGTCCTCATCGGCCTTGGGGGCCTTGGCGGCGGCGTTGACCTTGAGGCCAGCGAGGGCGCGAGCGGAGGCGGTCTCCTCCTGCTTCGGGGCTTGGGCGGCGGCCTTGGCGTCGTTCTCCTCGTCGGCCTCCATCTGGGCGGCGACCTCGGGGTCGAGTTTCTCCATCAGCTCGTCGAAGCCGTCGACCAAGCCGGTCACGAGGCCCTTTGACGCGGCGACCTTGCCGGAGAACACCTGACCCTCCATGTCGGCGTCCTGGACGAAGGAGCGGACGGCCTTCACGTCGTCCTTGAAGTCGTTGTGGATCTCCACGGTCTGGTCATGGAGCATCTTGCGCTGGGCGTCGGAAAGGGCGGTCCCGCTGATGCCAGCCCCCTTGAGGTCGCCGGACTTGATGACCTCCATCTTGTAGCCGTCCTTGCGGTAGGCTTCCGACTCGTCGAGATAGGCGATGTAGCAGCCGACCGAACCGACGGACGACGAGGGGGTCGCAATGAACTCGGACGCCTGGGAGGCAATCCAATAGGCCGCCGAACAGGCTTCCGACTCGGTGAAGGCGATGACCCGCTTCGGGCAGTTGCGGATGCGGCGGGCGAACTCGGGCACGCCGACCGACACGCCGCCCGGGGAGTCGACGGAGAGGATGATGACCTTGACCGCGTCGTCGCGGACCGCGTCCTCAAGCATCTCCTCGACTTCTTCAAGATCGCAGGAGCCGCAATAGGTCTCCATCTCGGGGAGACCTCGACCGATGACCCCCTTCAAGGGGATGATGGCGTAGGGCGGGAACTTCTCGATGGTGCCCTTCGGGCCGAAGATGGCCTCAAGGACGTCGGTCATCTCGGAGACCTTGGCGCCAGCGGGGAGCTGGATTTCCGAGACGGCCTCAAGGTGCGAGATGGCGTCGGCGGCCTTGATGAGCATCGGGCGGTTGCACTTGATGTCCTTTTGAAGGGATTTCATTGGAGGGGTAGGTGTTAAGGGTTCCCAGCGGAGGGGAAGGGAGTGAAGCCGGTGTCGGCCTTGGCGGCGGCGGTGTCCCCGGCGGCGGCGGCGTTGATGGCCTCCGGCTGGACGTTGGTCGCCAGCGAGGCCACCATCGAGACCGGCACGTTGAACTCGGAGGCCGCGTCGATGATGAGGCGGGCGTCGGCGGCGCGGCGACGGATCTCGTCGCGGGCGTCCATCCCGAGCTCCGCGTAGTGGTCGGAGAGGGTCTTGAGGCCCATCTCGATGTCCTTCTGGTTGGCGGCGGCCTCCCGACCCGCGTCGGCGGTGATGCGGCGGGGAGTGACGTAGGCGGCCCGGGTGAAGTTGTCGTTCGGGGCCAATTCGCCCCGGGTAATCTTGACCCCGAGGACGAAGGCCCGGATTTGCTTGATGCAACGATGGATGAGGACGTCCTGGCGGGCCGAGGCAGAGCGGTCCACCTTGCCCAGCGTCACCCGCATCCCCGCGCCGTTGGCCTTGGTCAGGTCGACGAACTCGTATGGCAGGAAGCCCTGCGTCGAGTCGCGGTTGTTGTGTTCGATGAAATTGGTGACGTTCGGGGACGGACGGCCCGACTCGATCATCTTCAATTCCTCGCCAGGGGCCAGCGACAGGGTCTTGCCGCCGATGAACGTGCCGACCTGTTCGGGGTTGTCGTAGACGCCGTTGGGGTAGTCCTGAGGGCGCATCCCGAAGGCTTCAAAGTCGGCTGTGCTTCCGTCGAACTGCGGGTTCTCGCGGGTGATGGTGCGGACGATGTCCCCCTGCACCTTCATCGCGACCTTTTCAAGGGACAGGATTTCGAGGACGTCGATGAGGTTGTTGATGCTGTGCTGGATGGGCGAGTAGGCCCGGGCTCCGCTGATCTGCTCGGGGATGTGGACGTGCAGCATCGCCGAGGCCGGGATGAGTCGGGTCGTGCCGTCGGAGCGGATGACGTTGTAGCCGACCACCGCCCCGAACTTGTTGAACATCACCCCATCGGTCATCCCCTCGGGGAGTTTGGACCCCGACTCGACCGACGTCCCCACGCGATGGGACTCGATGAGCTGGATGAGCGGGGAGCCGTCGGGGGCGAAGGTCTTGAGGACGAAAATCTCGCCGTCGATGTCGATTTTCTTGCAGATGATCTGCAAGCACTCGGTGAAGTTGTAGCGGCCCGTGATTTCGCAGGGGTTGCTCGCCCAATCGTCGAAGGCCCGGTCGGCGGCGGCGTCCCAGACGTGGTCGCCCGAGGTGGACTGCGGCTTGATGCCGTTGCCGACCGCATACATGACCATGTCGGCGACCATCTGACGGACGAGGCCCGAGTTGACCGAGAGCCAACGCATCTTGCGCGTGAGCTCCTGGCGGTCGAAAACCGTCATGGTCCGCTTGAAGTCGGCGGGCCAAGGCGTATTTACCCATTGGCGCTTGTTGGAGAACTTTGCGCCCTCGAACTGCGAGAAGATGCCAGACCCGCCGCCACCGGCGGTCGCCTTGGCCTTCAAGCCCTTCTCCTTGGCATACTTCTTGACGTCCTTGACGGCCTGACGGACCGCCTTCTTGAGGGTTTTCGCCATAAATCAGAGGCCCCGGAAATTCCAGAGGCCGTTGTAGACGCGGACGCGGTCAATCGCGCCGTATTTGTTCGGGTCCTTCACCTGGAGCGCGTAGCGGGCCTCGATGAGGACGGTCTGGACGTCCAAGGGGAACGCCTTGTTCACGGTCGTCCCGCTGTCCGAGTAGGACATCATGGTCTTGCCTTCCAACAGGAGCTCGCTCGCCTTGTCCGCAATCTGCTCGATGCGGTTCTGGGAAAGGATTAGGAAGCAGCCGGTTGCTCGCGCCATGAAGTGACGCGGCAGTCAAAAACAAAGGGAAAGACCTCAATCACGCTCCCTCGGCGTCCTCTCCGGCGGTCTCCGTCGCCTCCTTCGCCGCCTCGTCGCTGGCGATCATGGCCTCGGCCTTCCCGATGAGCCGCCACGCCATCGCCGGGAGCATCAGGATCACCTCGCAGTCCCATAGGTGGTTCGGCTTGGAGTCGATTTGCTCCCAGATGGGGCGACCGCCCTCGCGGATGGTCCGCTTCTCCGACTGCATCTGCTTGAGATACTCGTCCAGGACGTCGTCGGGCCGGGTGTGCTTCCCGCGACGGATGAGCAAGGCGAGGGTGTCCTTGAGCCGGAGGTTGGAGAAGTAGAAGCGCTTGCATCGACGTTGGCCCACCAATTCGACCACCGGCGTTGAGTAGGGTCGGAGCTCCGTCTTGTTGCCCTGCGGGGTGCGGACCTTCCAAGGGAACTCGTTTCGCTGGTCCCCTCGCGTCGCGACCCAGCCGTTGGCGGCACAGGCCGCAAGCACCTCGTCCTGGTTGTCCCCGGAGTCGACGAACACGTTGGCCTGATGCACCCCCGCCTTCTTGTGGATGTCGGCGACCTCTCCCCACGCGAAGCAATAGCCGAAGGAGTGGAGCCGCGACCGCCCCGCGCCGTCGAAGGAGCGGATGACCCACCAGAAGCCTCTACGCTGGACGTCGACCCCCATGAAACGCAGGGGGACAAACTCGGGGTGCGCCCGCTCCTCGGCGGTGAGGTCTTTGCCCGCCTTCGGCTTCCCCGCGACGAACCCTCCCTCCTCGGCCCAGACCTCCCCGGTCTTGTAGCCCCCGGTCGACGCCTCGATCTGCACCTCGTCGGCCTCCTCCTGATAGGTCTGGGCAAGGCGTTGCATGATGAAGTCACGTCGCTTGGAGTTGTCCCCGGTGTCGTCGTAGAAGGTCTTGGCGTCGATGCACTCCTCCGCGAGCTCGCCCCACGAAAGGCCACGCTCCTGGGCCAGCAGGGAGTCCCAATTGTAGCCGACGCGGGACGACTCCGCTTGCGGGAGGTAGAAGCCGTCCTTGTTCATCTCCATGCGGGTGTCGATGGCGTCTGGGAGATGGACCTTGCACTTGGCGCATTGGTAGGTCGTCCCGGCCTTGACCGCCCGCTTGTTCCAGCCGTTCGGCGTGCGGGCCTCCTTTGGGAAGATGACCTGTTCCCATCGGTAGGGTTGAGACTCGCCGCACGCTGGGCATCGGAACTGCCAGACCGACTTGGTGCTGTCCCCATACCACGCCGCCCACTCCGATCCAGCCAAGCCGCCCTGCGAGACGAGCAGCACCTTGGACCGCCACTTGTTCGCCGTCACGCGACGGACCGCCCGACCGATGCTCCCGGACTCCCAGCGCCAGACCTCGTCGCCGAGGACGTAGCGGATGGAGCGACCGTGGAGGTTGTTGTCGTTGTCCCCGCCCAGCACCCAACAGGTGTTCGACTTGAAGGAGATGGGGCCGTTCTTGGGGATGCCCTCGGAGGTCAATTCGCCCCGCGTAGGTTCGACCGCGTTCCAGAGCTTGCGAAGGCGGCTTTCGCGGTAGTCGTTGGCGTTCTTGTCGGTGTCCTGGAGGATGAGGGTCGGCCCCGGGTCGATGACCGGGATGATGCACGACGCGGCCTCGATGAGCAGGGACTTGCCCAATTGGACCGCCGCTTGCACCGCGATCTCCTTGACCTCGGGGTCGAAGATGGCTTGCAGGGGCTCCCGCAGCCAAGGGGCCGATGCGATGGTGAAAGCGGGCGTCCCGACCGCGTAGGGAATGCGCTTGATGTAATGCTCGCAAAAGGAGACCGGCTCCCGGTAGGGGTTCGGGGCCAGCGTGGACCGCAAGCGGGCGTCGAAGGCCGTCTCCTCGCTCATTCAGTCGGCTTCTCGGGTTCGGGGGTGTCGTCATCCCCCATCGCGTCGATGGAAGGCGCCGACGTCCTGATGGGCTGGACCATCTCCTCGACCGTCCTGCCGGTCCCTTGGGCCCATTTGGTCATCAGGGCGTTGAGGTGCTTGTCGAGTATCTTGAGCGCGAGCCCCGGGTTGTTTGGGTTCAACTGCGATGCGATCTGCACAGGGAGGCCGGTGAGGTCGGCCTTCACCTCGCCCAGGACGCGGTTGAAGCGGTCGAGGGCCGAGGAGGTCTTGATGAGGTCTTTCGACTCGATGCGTCGGGCCAGCGCCTCTCGCTCGATGACGACGAGGGTCTTGAGGATGTTCTGGTAGGTCTGGTAGTATTTGGCGGCATCCCCTGCGGACTGCGTCCGACCCGCCTCGATGTAGGTCTGGCGAGCGGTTTCCTTGAGCTCGCGGTGGCGGG